GTGTAGGGTTCTACACTACTCGGCGATCTTTGTAGCAGAATCGGACCGATCGAACAGCCGTTTCCAGCTGCGTATATTGCCTATGGTGTAGGGATCTATCCTAGACGCCTTCTGTCGAAGGCGTGGATAACCTGCAACTTCCGTGCCGTGCATAAGCGCGGTGACAGAAGATAACAACGACACCTCTGTCGAGGTGGAGTGATTGATTCCCACAGATGGAACGTGGTAACTAGTTACGCTCGCATCACACAGCATACGTTGCAACGCGTACACCGTTTCATCACTAACTTGTCGCTTGCGCAACGCATCGGTGATAGGGATCATATCCACTCGAGTAGCAGACCTAATTGCTGTCTGAGCTCTCTTGTCTTCACGTTCAAGCAATTCCTTCACGATATTCTGTGAAAAACGCTCATCTAGCGGGAGACCCTTCGGATTCCAACCAAGCCCATAAGGCTGAGGTAATGCCAGAACACGACATATTAAATCGTGCTCTGGGAGTCCTTGAGTCAGACCTGGATACCACCAGGCCGCGCAGTCTAACAGGTTCGCCCTTGTGAAAGGACGCCACTTCGGAACGAAGAAGCTGGTATCTGGTGTATACGTTACACCCGCGAATTGCGCTAACCTCGAAGAAGTGAAGCTTTTGCTTTCACTCACCTGCACCTCCCAGTCAACGAGCACCTTACGGTACTTATCAGCTAGTAGGTCGTTCAAGATGACAACGTCATCACCAAGAACGTAGTAGTCCTGCTCCCAACGATTTCCGTTAAGGATGAACAGAAGTATCCCATGTGAGATAGTGAACAGTGGAAAAGATGGCCCCAACCCTAGGGGTTGTCCTTTGGTCCACCTTACCCGTTTACCATTCGGGAAGGCCCAATATCCATTTCTCACAACGTCGTCCATAAGGTCTAACATTGATCTGGCAACGTCCTTCGTTAAGAAGGTGCCAACGGTATACTGAAATAACCAAGGAAAGTTATCAGTTGCCTTTGACATATCCACGGAGTGGACAACACCGCCATCTCGCAGTCTTTGGGTGATCGCACTGTCAGCTTTACGTTGATCAAGTGTGCAATCCCACGGAAACGCTGCCAGGGACTGTAGCAATAAGTCCTTCAGCGGCTCGAGAGCTCGCTGAACCACCTGGTTCGGTGCGGCAAAGTATCGTGTTTTTAGACCTGGTTCCATCGTCATATGAAGGCCCCCAACCAAGGTTGAGAACTTTGAGGACATAAGACAATTTTCTGCGCCCAATGCGGCGTCCAACAGGAACTTGTTGTTCACAAGTTTTTCTTTACCCCCCTTATAAAGCGGGGAACCTGCCAGTTGAAGGACGTCTTCAGCTAAGTCACCAGTATGTGACTCCTTACCTGGGCTAACCATGGTAAGGGGTACCGGTAGTTCGCACCTCTTGCGAACGCGAGGATTAAGGACCTTAAATGCCTTAAAGACATCGTTCAGTCCAACCTTCCCATGTCCCCTTGCGGGAATACGGACGGCACTTTGCTGAATCTCAGAAGAGATTTCTGAAATCAAGGCATCAGATGGACTCCTCCGCACAACACCGGTGTATAGGTTCACGAGGAATAAACAAGCTTGGAACTGCTTGCTGTTTTCCATAGCTAATCGCGTGAGCGATCCCCATACTCCAGCTAGCTGGCCAGAGGGAGTGGTTTTAAACCACTCAGGCTTATACTGGTTTTCCACAGAACCGGACGCAACAACTTGCATCAGGTAGTCTTTAAAGGACTTTAGCCTACCAACGGACCATTCAGTTCCTGAATGAGCCACCCAACGTTGTACTGTGTTGAGGAATGTGGTTTTAACATTCTTCGGCAATGGTATGGTCCTGATTCGCCTTTTCATCTCCGAGGGAGATATCCAGACAAAATCTGGTTCAGTACTCATTTTCATGATATTCTGACTCCTATCTTAGATTAAGAGGACGGTTGGACACAACCGAAGATAATCCTCGGTTACCTCGTGCTACTTCGTAGTGGGAGAGTCCCAGACCTTATTAGGATCCGTGCCTCACAGCACTCCACTAGTTTCCGGTCGAGATGACTGGAGCCCCAACAACTGACTCCCAAAGGTACCGTTAACCGGAAACGGTTATGACCTTGGGG